TCAGTGGGTTCGGTTCCAGACAGTCAACAAGAATTAGATCAATTAAACAGAGATCCAAATTTAGCTAGAATGGCTAGTTATGGACAATATAATTTAGATAAGATAATTGAGCAAGAAAAACCAGATGTTTATATCGCCACTCAAGATATATGGGGAGTTGATTTTGCAATTGATAAACCTTGGTTTAATAAAATTAATTCTGTAATTTGGACTACTCTAGATTCACTGCCTATACTTCCATTAGCGGTTGAAAAAGCTCCAAAAATTAAAAACTATTGGATTTGGAGCGATTTTGCCACAAAAGAATTACATAGAATGGGATTTAGCCATGTAAAGACGGTTCACGGAAGTCTTGAAGAAGATAAGTTTTATAGATTATCAGATGATCAAAGATTAAAATTGAGAAAAGATCATAATCTTCCAGAAGATGCATTTATTGTTGGTTTTGTTTTTAGAAATCAATTAAGGAAAAGTGTTCCAAATCTATTAGAAGGATATGCTAATTGGAAAAAAGAAAATCCTAATATTAAAAATACTTATCTATTGCTTCATACTCATTGGGGAGAAGGATGGAATATCCATAAATTAGCAGAAGAATACGGTATTAATCAACAAGAAATATTGACTACATATATTTGTAAAAATTGTGGCAATTATGAAGTCAAACCATTTAGCGGCCACGATTTGAATTGTAAATTCTGCAAAGCAGAAAAATCTCAAATGACAACGAATGTCGGACTAGGAGTTACTGAAGAACAGCTTAATGAAGTTTATAATTTAATGGATGTTTATTGTCATCCATTTACTAGTGGTGGACAAGAAATTCCAATTCAAGAAGCCAAACTTACAGAATTAATTACTCTTGTGACAAATTATTCTTGTGGCGAAGAAATGTGTAGTCCAGAGGCTGAATCACTCCCTTTAGATTGGTCGGAGTACAGAGAACATGGAACAGAATTTAAAAAAGCTAGTACTGATCCAAAATCAATTACAAGTCAAATTAATAAAGTATACAATATGTCAAAAGATCAAAAAGCTTCTATGGGTAAGAAAGCTAGAGAGTGGACAATTAAAAACTTTTCTGTAAATGCAGTCGGCAAAATTATAGAAGATTTTATAGACTCATGCCCGAATATAGATAGTTATTCATCTTTTACTAAAGATTTGCCAAATCCAAATACCTCAGTCCCAGAGATAAATGATAATGAGCAATGGATTTTATTTTTATATCATAGTATTTTAAATTTAAAGAATATAGATAGAAATGATGATGGATTTAAATACTGGATGCAACAAATTAGTCAAGGCACAAAAAGAATTGATATTGAAAATTATTTTAGACAAGTGGCATCAAATGATTTACATAAAATACAAAATACTCAAGCAGACTCATTTGAATTAATGCTTGGAAAAGATGATAAAGGCAAAAGAGCATTAATCGTTATGCCAGAAAGCGCTGGAGATGTCCTTATGCTTTCTAGCCTTTTCCCATCATTTAAGAAAATTTATCCAGATTATAATTTATATATTGCGACAAAACCAGAGTACAAATCAATTCTAGATGGGAATCAATATGTTTATAAAGTATTAGATTATAATCCACAGATGGATAATCTATTATGGCTAGAAGGTCATGCAGATCATCAAGGTTATTTCGAGATAGCATTTCTTCCTCACATTGGAACTCAAAGACTATTAAATTATCTACATAATGGAAAAGATAAAATAGAATTTGAAATTAAAAATTAATAAAGTAATATATGCATATACTTGAACAATACGCTTTAAATTGTGGACTTAAAATCAATAAACCATATATTTTAGATGCATTTTTCCCCATGTTATATGATAAATATATTTCTTTTCATGCTGCTGGTAAATTTCCATCCAGAGTTTATGATTATACTCAAGAAGTCATAGACTTGATTAGTCCATATTTAAGAAAAAATAACATAGAAATATTACAAGTTGGTTCTCAAAATGAACCATTTTTTTCTAAATGCGCTAGAACAAATGGTCAAACAAATTTTAATCAATTAGCTTACTTAGTAAAGAACTCAATGCTCCATTTCGGGGTAGATAGTTTGCCAATTCATTTAGCGAGTATGTATGATACTAAAATTGTTGGTTTGTACTGCAATATGTATAAAGAGCAATCAAAACCATATTGGGGAAGTAAAGAACATCAAATTCTAATTGAAAGCCATAGAAATAATAAAAAACCATCTTATGCTGCTCAAGAAATACCGAAAACTATTAATTTAATTAATCCAGAAGAAATAGCGATATCTATTTTAAATCTTCTGAATATAAAGCACTCTATTAAAAGAAAAAGCGAATATTTTGGAGAAAATTACTCTATGGCAAAAGCCATAGAAGTCATACCAGACCATTATGCGGATTTGGAAAAATTTGGCGCTCAAATGGCTAATATAAGAATGGATCTTAAATTTGATGAAAATATAATGTCTTATATTTTAAGTAAGTATAAATCTATTATTGTAACAAATAAATCTTTTGATATTAATAAAATTTTAAGCTTAAAACAAAACGTGGTTAAAGTAGTTTATAATCTTGAGGATGGTCAGGAATTAGACCTTCAATTTATTAAAGATTTAAAGAAAAATGGTATAGAATTTTTATTAATCGCCCAGTTCAGCGAAGAGAATACTCAAAAATATAAGTATGATACAATGGAATATTGTAATATCTTCAATAAAGATATTAATGTATTTAAAGATAAAAGTCTACCTTTCAAGGATAAAGGACTAAAATTTAAATCAAATAAATTTATTCTAAGTAATGGAAAAATTTTCCCTACAGTATACCATTTTAAGAATAATATTCCATATGGCAATGATTTAGATGAGTCTTTTGATTTTATCCATCATGAAGATATTTATGCAGATTTTCAATATTTATATCTTTTCCAAGATTAACTCTTGACAAATCTATAAACTTAAACTATCATCAATAAATGAATCAAGAAAATAATACTCAAACAACTATAATTGCACCAAATATAACTTTTTCTGAAGAAGTACTGACTCCAGAGCCCATGAATAGGCCACCAAAAGCTATTACTCGTAATAAATATGGACTTATTGAAAGCGAAAGTATTAAATATATATTTAATGAAGATGGTACTATTAATTGGAGAGCAATGGTAAAAAGTCAATATCTTGTACCGAATAGGCAAAAGACTCAAGAAACTGATGTGACTAAATTAGAAGATAAAGATCTTTTAATTCTTTTGGGCGGTATTAAAGAACTCGCGCAAATCAGAGGTTATGTAGATGTCAGTTATAAAGTTGTATCCGCAACCGATTCTTATTTTGCTACAAGTTGTAGGATAGTTTGGAGTCCAAATTACGAAACTCAAGGACAAGTTGTTACATTTGAAGCTCTAGCGGATGCTTCATTACAAAATACGAAAAATTTTGCTAAGTTCTTTTTAGCTGCAATTGCAGAAAATAGAGCATTTGTTAGATGTGTTAGAAACTTTCTAAAGATTAATATCGTGTCGCAAGAAGAGCTTGGAGATGCTAAACTTAATGATGAAATTTCAAATATTCAAAATGAAAATCCAACTTCTCCATATGTTCTTTTAGAAAAAGTAATGAATGAAAAAGGAATTTCATTTGACACGCTAAAGAAAAGATTAATTAAAGAAAAGATAGATGGAGCAGATGCATTTAAATCTGTAAATGATATTCCTAAAGTGAAAATATTTGAACTTATAGAAAGAATTAAGAAAGCTTAATGCAAGTTTTGCTTGATAACTTCATTTCTTACGAAAAACATATTTACTAAAAATCCGCAAAAAGCACTGAAAATATTACTTAATATTGGATAAGTTAATGTGGATATAGGATCAATAAAAAAACTTAACCCTAAAGATATCCAAAAACTACTACATTCATGACAGAGTAGTGGTTTATTTATATAAGGGATTTTTGCTATAAAATTTCTAAATGGTCTTGAGGCTTCAGTATCAGACCAAGCATAAGATAATGCTAAAGATAATATAATATAAATAAAAAATTCGAAAAACATTTAAATAAAATAAACTATTAATTTATCTTCTTTTTCTACAACTGAGAAAGACTTAAATAATATCTTTCGTTCTTCTAAATTTTTGCAGAGAGTTTTCCAGTCTTCTTCTGACTTACCAATCTCAAATACTGCTCCACCACTATTTTTAAACATATTTTCCCTCATCATTTTCATATGTTGTTCCATAGGGTTTGCAACTTGAGAGTTAATAATTTCTTGTTTATTCGTTTCTATTAAAGACTTAGTAGGCTCATTATTAATAAGATTATTGAAAAATTCATGTTCAGATTCTAGTTTATTGTTTAAATAAGTCTTGACTCTATTTCTGCATGAACAATTTGGGTTATTTCTTGAACTAGTTAAATCAGCCAAAATGTCTGGAAATTTATTCTTAATAGCGTCAAAAAAAGTATCATTTTTAATTAAAATAGTAAAAAATGCATTCGAGTTTAATAATTCATTTAAGTTCATATTATATATTAATTTATTTTATTGAAATCTTCCAATATATCTTTGTAATTGTTGATTATTGGGTCAAATAAAGATTTATTTTCATTATATTTATTTTTAATATATGAGATAATACTATTAGCGCAAGGACATTTTGGATTAATTTTAAAAGCTAATAATTTAGATTGTAAATTTGGGAATACTGCTATCAAATAATCGTAAAATCTGTGATCTTGTATATATTTTCTTATAAATTGTTCGAAAGTCATTTATTGTCTTATAATTGATTTTATATTTATGCCCCGCTTAATATATAAGTTGATAAATTAATTTTTAATTTACCATCAGAATTAACATCAAAATTTAAATTTTCATTATTTTTTACTAAATTAGCTAAATTAAATGATAAAATATTTTGAGAATTGTAATAATTTTTAAAATTTATTGTTGCATTTTCGGTTATCAAGTTTTGAAATAAATCAGTTGGATTATATGGCATATATTCACTAATTGAAAAAACAAAAGAAGAGTCAATTTTAATTGGATATTTTACTGATACATATTCTGGTAAAAATTTACCAATCTCATAGTTTGGTAATCTATCAGTTCTTATATTTATTGAAAATTTTTCTAATCTATTTGAATCTACTAAATTATAATTTATATCAGCATAGTAATTTGTTGGTTCAAAATTTATATTTTTAGTTGTATTAGTTTTATAACCAGTTGCATTTGAATTATAACCATATAAAGTCGCAGAAACACTTACTAAAACTGGTTCATCCATATTATAATCTAAAGAATAATTTGATAAAAATCCGCTTGTGAAGGTCAAATATTTATCAGCATACTCAATTCTTCCGCTAAAAAATGAATTTCCAGTATAATTAATAAAAATATCATTATTTGATAAATAATAATCTAATGCCATTTCTGCTACAATTGGTTGAACTATGTTATAATTCAAACCTGTATCAGATATATTTATTTGAGGTTCTATATTAGTATCATAGTTTAAACTCAAACTTTGAACACCAGATAAAAACCTGTCATTGATATAAAGCGCTTGATTAGCTATATTTGAAACTTTAAACATTAACTATAATTACACCTTTTTTAAGTGTAAATATTAAGAAGGCAAAAGGTTTATGGCAAGTATAAATGATACAGTACCAAATTGGTTAATAGGAACAACATACGGTAAGTATGCTATTGTATCCTATAATAGTAAATATTATTACTCGTTAAGAGATAGTAATGTAGGAAATACTCCATCTAGTACTTTGCAAAGCGCTTGGGACGGATATATAGTAATTAATACTTTGACATTACCTAATTTCTTTTGGAAGCCATCGTATAATAGCGCAGTGAATTCTGAGCCTAAAGTTGTAAAAGTCCAATTTGGTAATGGATACCAGCAAAGAATTCCTGATGGGCTTAATTCTAATCTATTAAATATGGAAGTGCAATTTGAGAATAGAACTGAAATCGAAACAGTGTCTATTCTACATTTCTTGAGTGAAAGAAAAGGATATCAATCTTTCATATATAATGTTCCAACTACTTATAGTAAAAGTACTAATCAAATTGATACAAGATTTATTTGTGAAAACTGGACCCAGAACTATAATTCATATAACAACTATTCAATAAAAACAACATTCCGTGAAGTTCCAGTTTAATATTATATATGCCTACATCAATTGAAGTATATAATCAAATTTTAAGTGGATATAAAGACCTTAATACAGAATTAAGCTCATTAGAAGCATCAACAAGATTAGATCTTTTTGAACTTGATTTGACTGAAATTGTTCCGCAAAGTGCAAATTATAATTTTGGAACTGATCAACCAATGAATAATGGTATATTAAGAATATATAATGATTTTAATTTATTTAATGTAGTAAATAATCCTGACGGATTGCTGAAATGGCGTAATAATTATTATTTTCCATTCCCAATTCAAACGGAAGGATTTGAATATACCAATGTCGGTGCATTACCAACGCCTAAAATAACAATCAATAATTATTCACCAGATCAATCTACTAATTCATTCTATAGATACATAAGAATGCAAGTTCAATCATTAGGAGATATTGTTGGTGCAAAATTTACAAGAATTAAAACTTTTCTTAAATATTTAGATGGTGCGAATTTTGTTGAAGGATATAACCCATTCACAACTCAAACTGGAATTTATGAAATAGAACTTCCAAGAGATATTTATTATGTTGATAGGAAAAATTTAGAAAGTAAAAGCGTAGTTCAATATACATTAGCTTCTATTTTAGACGTTGAAAATCTCGAATTACCAGGAAGAACAATTTTAGCTTTAAAATGTCCATTTCAATACAGAGGAGAGGGTTGTTGCTATGAATACGATTCAAGAAAAACATATTTACATAGTGGAGTATATGCTTATACTTTAAATCCAGAAATTAATGTTAGTCTTTTGCAAACTGCACCACCAGTTGCCACAGAAAATGACCAATTATTTATTGGTGGAGTATTCCCTACTGGAGTTGTTGGAACAGCTGGAAACACAGCAATTAATAGATTAACTGGAGCATTAGGCGACTCTGGATCTTGGAAATTGAATGGAAATTACCAATCTGGAGATTTTATTTTCTTTGAAAAAAATGGTTTAAAATATTATTTTGTTTGCACAAATAATCATTTATCTAATCCATTTAATTCTCCACCAAATAATAATTTTTGGGCAGGAGATAGTTGCGCAAAAAATCTTTCATCATGCAGGCTTAGATGGTTAAAAAATCCAGCATTTAGACCAGTTCTTTGGCCCACAAATAGAGGTGGATGGGATTTAAATACTTTTAAATTTATATTATCTGCTGGAGATAATATATATGGAACCCAACCTTATCAATTTAGTGCGGAATTTTCTGGAAATTATTATACTGGAGCAGGTTTCCCAAGAAGGCCAGGAGCAGAAAATCCATATGACTCACAATCTCATGGAATTCCAAAAGATGCAAATGGTAACTATTTAAATGGATTTCTTCCTTTTGGCGGATTTCCTGGCACAAACCAACCAAATGTTTAATATGATAGACAATAAAATTAAAAAATTTATTAAGAAAAAAAGTTTGGAAGATCATCCAAATGAAACATGTGGTTTCGTTGTAGAAGAAAATAATAAGTTTAAATGTATCCCTTGTATTAATATAGCCAAAAATAAAGAAATAAATTTTGAAATTTCTGGAATAGATTTTTTAAATATAAAATCAAAATATAACATAATTGCTATGTATCACAGCCATACTAATGATTTCAAAGAATTCAGCGAACAAGATAAAATATGCGCAGAATCAATGAGTTGTGATCTAATTCTATACTTTATTAAAGATGATGCATTTGAGATATATGAACCATTTAATAAAAAAAATAATACATATATTGGAAGATACTTTCAATTAGGTAAGTATGATTGTTTTAGTCTAGTAGAAGATTTCTACAGAAAAGAAAAGAAAATAGAATTCAAATATGATAAAAATTTTTACTCTCAAACTCTTGAAAATATGAATATAGAGAAAGAAGTATTAAAATTTTATAAAGATAATGGTTTTATCCAAATTTCAATTAATGAGATTAAACTTCACGATATTCTTTTAATGGATACTTTCTCTTTTAATAAAGCTAAACATTTTGCGATATATCTAGGGGACGATAAAATCTTGCATCAACCTTTATTTGGTTTCTCAAAAATTGATAATTATTGTAACTTTTATAAGAGACGTACATCATACGCCTTCAGGAGCAAGGAAAATGACTAAGGTAAATTTACATGGAGCTTTAGGACAAGCGATAGGAGAGTCTTGGGAATTTGAAATCTCAAGCGTAGCAGAAGCTTTTAGAGCCATAGAAGCAAACAGTAGAAAAATAAAAAAATGGCTTCTTGATAATAGTGAAGAATTTGAATATATTATATATGTAAATAAAAACCCTATTTCTTATAGAGAAAAACCAACGATTCAAAAACCAGAAACAATTTTAGAATCAGAAATTTTTGTTGAATTTGATAAACAAATATTAGAATGTATAGATATTGTTCCAGTAATTATTGGAGCTGGTGATGTTGGGCGAACTATAGTACAATTTGCTGTTGGAGCAGTTGCAATTGTTATCGGTGTTTTCGCTTTTGCTATACCTGGTCTTGGTCCAATATTAGGAACAGCTTTAATTATAGGAGGAATAGGACTGATTGCTGCTGGCGTAGCTTCATTACTTTCTAAGCCACCACCATCTGTACCTTTTGTGGCTCAACAAGTTGATCCTATTGAAGGAGATGTTGGAGGCCCAACTTCATATTTATTTAACGGCCCAACCAATACAGTCGGTGAAGGTGGCCCAGTCCCAGTTGGATATGGAACATTAATAGTTGGTGGAAATAATGTTTTCGGAAATTATGATATAGTTTATAGAGGATATTTAAGAAGCACTGATCCATTAACGCTACAGAATGTTTTAACTGGCACTACTAGCTATGTTTTCAATAGTCAAGGCAACTTAATTTCTCAAGTTCCAGTTTTCTTGGAGCCTAA